GATATCAACGTTATAACCCATCTCGGCCGCTTCTATTGCATTACTGTCAGAATCTTCCTGAACCACAAACAACTGCTGCGGATGATCTGCAACCATGACGTATCCCGCCACGGTGTCATCGCCTGCTTCAGTCACCACGATTCTCTTGACGGGTTTCATGTTCTCATCAAAAATAGCCGTTACGGAACCAAGCAAATTTCCTGCTCCTGAACCATCAGGAACGGCGTCATCTGCTATTATCGGAAGCGAACCCATCTTCTGCGTTGCAACCGAAGTTCCACCATGCGCCACAATATCATTGAGATATACATTGATAGTGGGTGCCGTCTGAACAGCGTACATACGCTGTCTTAATACTGGGCCGTAGGGTAAAAACCCAAAAGCCGCATCATTTCCGGTCATAATAAATCTCCTTAGTCTGTTATATCGACCAGACCAGAAGCATCCTCCTCAATGACCCCGAATGTCTTGCCTTCTTCCTGCTCCACAATGTCACCGGAACCAATTTTGACTTTACTTCCGGCTGAAAACTCGGCAACAGACTCAGATGATTTTCCAACCACCTGTGTTTTGCCATCCTGTGAAGCAAGTTCTCCGGCACCCACACGGGCATCGGCCAACTCACGCTTTTTCGCTTGAATCATTTCAAACATCCATCGGGGCTTGAAAACAAGTATCTGCCCTTCACGCCTGACCGCACCAGTTGTCGCATCACAGAATTTCGCAAGAAACGGTGTGTTGGTACGGTTGCAAAGCCACCATGTAAGCGGTGCTGGACTGTTTCTTACTCCGTCAACTCTCTCCGGGGTTTCTTCAACCCACCTGAAGGCAAACTGACTGAGTTTGTCCTGCGCTTCTTTCGGAAGTTTGTACTTGTCTTCAGACAGGGAAAAATCATCAATGTCTTCTTCTCTGATGGTTTTCCATGACTTATCAACAAGGTCAATTCTCGCTTTAAGTGCTTGTTCGCCTGGTGTCATATTGAGAATAACTTCAGTCTCTTTTGTTTTATTTGGTGCTTCTTTTTTAACTACCTTCTTTGCCGACATGATTTAATCCTCCTCTGTCTGAACGCTTTTATTGCCACGTCTCAACTTGAGATAGTTTTTCCCGGCTGAACCTTTAGGGTCAATTCCCAAGGACTTCATTACCGTCAACTCTCCTTTAGTTGCCGTGGCGTCTGATGCAACTCCCTTGCCCTTTGTCTGAACCTTATTGGCTTTTACGGATGCTTTAACTTTCTTCTCGGCTCCTTCGCCAAGAGACTCTACGCGGCCTTTCTCTCGTTCTGACTTCAAAAGACCAGGTAATCCCTCCATCAATAAAAGACTCATTCCAAACAAATCGCCTAATGGGTGTTCACCGAGGCCGAACTTTTCTTTCTGCTCATTGCAGGCTATCCGTATATCCGATGACTCTTCAGCAAGTGAAGGCCAGCGGCTATTCAGCATACCGTCTGCTTCTGATACAGCTTTTGAAAGTTCAACCTTAGACATCACATCCTCAGTCATTCCTTGCTTTTCCTGTGTAAGCATTGTCTGAACAACATTTAACAGGGTGTCGGGATCTCCATCGCTTTCTTCAAGAATCTTCTTGAACTGTTCCCGACTGTACTGAGTGGGTGCTTTGCCTTTACTCTTCTTGCGTTCTGCGCTGAGAGCTTTGTTTAAGTCGGTAATATGCTTGGTAGCTTTGTCATATTTACCTTTCATTGACTCAAATTCAGCGTTCTCATCGACTTCGACTGCTGGTTTGGCTTCTCCCTCTTCTTCGAGGTCTTCCACGTCTTCCAGACCTTCAAGGATTACATCACTTGTTTCTTCTGAACCTTCTTCTTTTTCTGTGGTTGGTTCGACATCAAGGTTTACTTCCTCGACTTCGCCACGATCTTCGTCTGCCATTTGTCTTTCCTTTCCGTTATCTCACCTGATTTCTGCCCGGTGGCGGCGTAATAAAGAAGCACTATTCCTCTCGGAGTGCCTTTTTAAGTAAATCGGTTTTCAATGTTACAAAGTCTGTTGCCACTATCCGTTCAGCATCTTCAGACGCTTTCTTTGTTGTCGCCAAGCCTTTAGGTACCAGTAGAATAGCATTCAGCATCTTCATTGCACCATTGACATACTCTTTAGACTGAGAACCTTTCAGAAGGTCATCAACAACACCGATACCGGCCTTTAATTCGCTTTGACGGTATGCCTTAAACTCGTCTGTTTTGAAGAACTCTTGCCAATTCATCTATGCGGCTCCCTTTTGTTCGGGTTCTTCGGGTTGCTGCATTTGCTGTTTTAAGTTGTCCATGATCCACTGCATGACTCCCGGCTCGGCTTCGATGATCTTGAACAGTTTTGCCATCTCGGGGTTGGTGTACTCACCTACATTCTGTCTGCCGTGGCTTGCAAGGAAGTCTTCCCAAACCTTCTGTGGGTTAGCCATTGCATTGAACATCGGATTAGTTGCTACTGCGTTGGTAAAGTCTTCCGTTTCCTTGCGCTCGATTAACTTGTTGGACTGCTCGGTTGAACCCATAAGGATAAACTTCTTTTGCCTCCGCATTGCATGTCTCGGTAGGGGAACAGGCTTGTCATCCTGCTCAACGGTAGTGCCTTCGGGCATGTACTGATAATAGAAGTCATAGACGGTTTTAAGGACTTCGATAAACTCATCTTTAGTGGTCTTGGACTGATAGTTGTGCTTTATGTTCCCTTCCTGAATGACGGAAAGGATCTCTGTGGCTGTCTGACTGCCCTCACCCTTTGAAGATGTCCGGCCTAACTGCGGATTGGAAAGGTTTACCATCCTCTCCCATAGGGCTATCATAAAGTTAAGGGCTTCCATTGCCTGCGCTGTGCTTACCTTGACTTCATGCTCTTTAACCTTGCTGATATCTCCGACCTTGATTCCCTTGCCAGGGTGAATGACCTGTTTTTCCTTAACTCCGGCTCCGTCCTCATAGAAATAAAACGGGATCAGGGATAGGTCTATGACATCCATCATCCTATTGAAGACATCTGAGCCGCCTTCTTGAATGTGCTTTATCTTCTCAATCGTAGATGTTCCCATTGACTGACCTTCTTCGGGGAACAGTCTCATCCGGTGGATTAAAGGTCTATTGGTCATAAGAATATCAGATTGTTTCATAAACCGGATAACAAGGTCGTGGCTCTTGACTATCTCAATCAGGTAGTTCTCTTCGGTGAAATCAGTGGTGTCTTCTTCTGGTATCTCGTTCTCGGCAATCCGTGAAGGGCAGAAGGACACATGACACTGAATGACGGGGATTACTTCCTTGCCCGTAATGTCAACATTGTTTATTTCCTGCGCTTCGGTCTTCTCTTCGTCACTTACCGCGCCTAACAAACCTTTAGTTATATTGTCCTCTATGTACCCATTCCCCGTGTCTTTGAGTCTCATTAACTCAGCATAGGTGTAAGAGGTCTCGATTATCTTAGGACACTCACGCCATTCTTTGATTGTCCCTATGTCATCGGGGAATAAAACCTTATCGGGGGGAATGATTACCATTGTGCCACCATTAAAAGTCTCTTCTTTGACTTCCACTGTGGCATATTCGCCCGTTGACGGGTCTATGAACCGCTTGCCGTTGATTAACTTTGACATATCTTCAGGTATCTCTACCCCGGCATCCATCATCTGTTTCTTGAGAATGTCTTCATCGAAGATAAACTCTTTCGTTGTCTCTTCAACCACGTCATAACCCGGCATAATAAAAACGGTTCCATCAATTAAAAGGTTATGGGTAATCGACCTCGCTCTTTCTTCAACATTAACGGTTGTCTTGAGTTCCCGGTTATACCAATCCTCCACAATGACAGTTTCAGGGTCCTTGTCGTCATCTCCCTCTGTGAAGGAAACAATCGGGTCTCTACCAACCAGACCGGAAACAAAACGAGGCTCAAGGTTGTCAACTGTGATCGTGCCAAAAGGTAGTACAAGACTCCACGCATTAGGCCACGGGAAGGTCTTCTTCTTCTCCTTCTGCTCGTAGATTTCCCTTGAGTTTCTAATCTCCTTCAGCTTCTTCTTGCGGTACTTTGACCGGCTGAAGTCTTCGTAGAGGCTGACACAATACTGAACTATTGATTGATATTCGCCGTTACTCGGTTCACTCATTGATCTTACCCATCACATCATCTTCGGTTAGTATGAGAAAATCCTTCCCCATTGATTCAAAGTCACTGCCGGAATACTTGGCAAACATTATGTGTTCATCTACTGATATGTGCTTAACATCCGGCCCTATGCCCCTGACATATCCCTCTGAGGCTTTTCTTTCGTATCCTGTGGGGACATACAACCCACCTTCAGTCATCGTCTCTTCGGGTAGTCTTTCGACCAGTACCCTGTTTCCTAACGGTGTAAACATCCTTGTCTCCTTTCTGAAAGATTCTGTCGTAGTTCTTTCGTCCCTCTTCACTCAACGTCTTTTGATCCGGACAATAAAGGTTCTCACTCATACCCTTATCTCCTGATAACCCTCAACCGACCTGTCTCTCATGGTGAAGTTGATAATCCCTTCATCCCTACCCGCCTTCTCTTCGCTTAGTGGTAACGCTCGGAACATCATGGAGGCCATTGCAGCACTCATTACACGGTCATCGTGACAACCACTTTCAGCACCATACTTGCCTGACATCTCCTTAAAAGTTCGCATCTCTGAGACGGTTTCCTTGCACATCAGAAGGAGTTTTCCGTTCCTGACATCCTTCCTCAGGTTGTCAACCATCAAAGGCTTAGTGATCTTGTCTGTCCTAAACCCGGGATCTCCTGTCCGGTGTTCATACATGGGATAAGACTTCTCTTTTAAGCCCTTCACTACCGCCCACCCGTGGTTATTCTGTTCAATACAGGCCATGGGGAGACCGTCTTTCCTGATAAACAAATTTCCGACCATCTCAACCACTTCGTCTATCTGGTCGTAGTCAACGTGCCCTCTCCATTGTGCCGCCTGACGGTTCCTGCTTCTGTTCCATACATCAATGCAAGTCGGGTCTGGATCTCTCTTCTCTGCCTCTCTCACGCTCTCTTGACGTATCCCACCGCCTGCATCACAGGTTATTATGTAAACATCGCTCTTGTGATCGATTGATTGGGGGTTCTCCCATATTCTGAAATAGCCGTGAATGGACGGATTGATCTTTATCTTGCCGTTACGATCAACCAGGTTGCCTATCAAGAGGGGTTCCCTGCACCACGCTTCCGCTGTGTCGCACAGTTCTGACGAGTAGACACTTGAACCTTTGGAAAGAAATGCTTCTAATACGTTGGATGGATACTCCTGGTGAAAGATGTCGAGGCTATCTCGGCACTTGTTCTCAATGGCCCACTCTCTCCAATTCAACTGTTCAAGGGTAAGGTCATATTTCTTCAGGAGCTTGAGAGGTTCAGAATCAATCCATTGCAGGGCTTCTTTATCGAAGACCTTCTCTTGGAGCCTGCCTTCAAAGACTGCCTTCTCTTCCGGGGATTCAAACTCTCGGGTGTACTTTTCATGGACAAACCAGGGGATGAAAACCAGAATGTAATCAAATCCGGGGGTATTCCACGCAAAGGGAATGCCGTTCTCTTCGTAATAAACGTTCTTGCCGCTGTCGTATGCCTTCATGCAGTCTATTTGAAAGCTATTGCCGTAACCCTTGGCAGTTGACTCTCTAAATATCTCTGACTCTGCCGGGGGATCAGGAACACACTGAAGAAGACCAGACAGGAGTTCGTGCCCTCCACCCTGCCACATTGCCTCCTCGCTGTTTGAAACTATACCAATAGAAGTTTCAAAGTTGTGGTCTGGATGGTCTATCTCTATGTCATAGGTTTGTGAAATCCCGTCTTGTTTAATTGATTTTATCTTTACAAAATATCTTCCATCTATTTTCTTATACTTAGTAGCTTTATGGAGGCCGGTATCAATGGAGGTATACCTCCTGTATGTGTCGCCACTCATATTGACTGCGTAAGCGTCCTTGCTCTTGACTTCGTATCGCCACCTGTTGTCATAAAAATGCAACGAAGGGACGCCATAATCCATTGCTACTATCAATCTCTTTAACTGTCTTGATATTTTCTCATGCACGCTGATAGCCGATATTACGTTGACATTGAAGTTGACTTTGCTTCCGTCACCATCAAAGTATCCGTTTAGAACACCCTTGATAAAGCGGGGATTAGTCCTAAAGAACCATTCCGGGATATGCTTTCCCCCTGCCCTTCCAGCTATGGCTTCAGTAAGACCGGCAAGAAAAACCCCGTAATATGTAGTTCTATGCTTATTGTTCTCGGTGTATAGATTGCTTGAGGTTGCATATTGAGAAGCGAACTTGTCTGCCTTCTCTATAAAGGTTTCGTCTTTATGATAGGTGAAGTTTACTGATTGCGGTTTAACGTTATTGCTTTTGAGAGACCCTTCCGCAAGGTAATACCCAACGTAGTAGCCAAAGTCATAGTTAAACGGAATTGTCGCTGTTTCTTGATGGTGATTTCCGCCTCCCTGCTTACGCTGAACATAAGGAAGCTCATAGGTGAAGGAGCTTGTCCCACATGAAAGCCTTGTGCTTGGTAACCGAACATAATCACCTTTAATTAAGTCCGCACATTGCTTATAACCATCTTGCGTAAGAACTTTATGTTCGGCTGTCATACCAACGGGTTCGTTTGATAGCCACGTTGACACGCTATAGGTCTTTTGCATCCCTGTATCAAAGATGTTCTTAATGGGTGCAATCGCTCCAGAGCTGGTTATTACGTTATCGCCAATCTCAATACTGCCCACTCGCACACTTGAGCCGTCTGCCAGAATGATTAAAGACTCCGCATCTAAACA